CCGATGGCCTTGCGCTGTGCCTCGAGCAGGTCCTTGCCGTTGACCTTCTCGACGAAGTTCAGCAGGTCGATCTCGATGATTTCCTCGCCGTTGACGACGAGCTTGTAGTAGCTGCAGGTGGTGGTGATCTTGTGCTCGGTGTCTTCGCCGGGCTGGGCGTCACCCATTTCGATGGTCTCGTGCCGGCCGCGAACGACGATTTCGACGGACGTGACCGCGCCGGTATCGTCCTGCTGGTAGGCGCCGGCGAAACGCAGCATCACGCCGCTGGCGCTGACTGCGCCGTACTGCTTGAGGACGGTCAGCTCCAGGCCCCCGACGGTCCACTCGAACTGGATGCCGTCGTCGTCGTGGCCGAGGTCGGCCTTGACCGGGCCGTTCATGCCGCCCCCGCGGAAGGCCTCCATCTTGCGGGCCAGCGGGGGCAGGGTGCAGGACTTCACGAGGCCCTGGTAGCTACCGCCATCGTTGAAGAGGTTCATGTTCTTGAGCTTGCGCGGCATGGCCATTGTGGGGCTCTCCGGGAATCAGGTGGGTCGGCTCCCCGTCCGGGGAGCGCTGGGCGTCAGGCGTTGACGCGGCTGGCGAAGTCGACGAGGTAGCTGTCGGTGATCTTCTGGAAGAAGGTTAGGTCCTCAAGCGGCGGCACCGGGGTGTAGTCGTAGGCGATGCGCAGCTTGCCGGCCTTGAGCGTGTCCTTGTCGTTCATGCTGGGGTCGTACCAGGCCTGGGCATCGATGATCAAACCAAGCCCCTTGAGTTCGCGGAACTTGGCGTTCACGCCCTCGAGGATGTCGCGCACCAGCGACGGGTGCATGGGCTTGTCGACAGCCCACATGTGCGCTTCGGCGATGGTGTCGGCCAGCACCTGGGCGGTGCGGGTGTAGTTCTCGAAGGCGAACAGCGGATCATCGCTGCAGGTGCGCGAACCCCAGAAACGGAATCCCCCTTCCTGCACCAGGGTGGTGACCTCGTTCTCGTTGAGGTAGTTGGCGTCGGTGCTGGGGCTCTGCAGGTCCCAGAACACGTCGGCGCTGATGCCGGTCACGCCGTTGACGGCGACGTTCGACAGTGTCTTGTGCCAACCGACCTCCTGATCGATCCGGGCGCGCAAGCCCAGGGCCTGGGCAACAGCTGGCGCAGGTACGGTCTGGTTGACCACGGTGCTCCAAGTCAGGAAGTCCGGCCAGATCACCATGGCTTCGCGCGCGGCGAAGTTCTCGCGGTAGGCGGTGGCCTCTTCCTTGGTCTTGCAGCCGTTGGCGGAGACGTAGGCGAAGCCGCGCAACTGCTGGGCGATGGCGATGAGTGCGGTAGCGACCGGCTGGGTATCCAGGCCTGGCGCGCCGAGGATGCGCGGTACTACGCCCAAGCGGGCCTTGGCGGCAAGCAAGGCCTTCATGCCGGTGTACTTGCCTTCGGCGCTGACGCCGCCGATGACCGCGCTGTTGGTCGCGGCTTCATCCTCCCCCGGCTTCACCCGCACCACCACAGTGGCGGCGTTGGCCTGGTCGGCGATTGCCTGCAGGCTTGCGGGCAGCGTACCGCTGGTGCCCGCCTTGCCGATGGCAGCCTGCACGTTGGTGATGAGTACCGGCGTATCGAGTGGAAAGGCGGTGGCGTCGGCGTCTTCGGCGGTGGCTACCAGGCCGATGATCGCGGTGGCGATGGTGCGAATGGGGCGGGTCCCGTCATTGATCTCTTGGACCCGGACACCGTGATGGTATTGGTCAGCGGCCATGGGGTGTGCCTGTGCAGTGGTTGGATGACACTGCACAGGCTGCCGCGCGCGCGGCGATGGGGCGAGGCGGGAAGCTTGTAGGTCGGGAAGCTACAAGACGCCATCTGCGAAGAGGGCGTTGAGCCAGTCTGGTGCGGTCGGCCGGTGTTCTGCGAGCGGAAACTCACCGGACTCCGGCCAGTCGCGCAGTTGGCGGCGGTAGGCCTGCAGCGCCTGGTACTGCTCCGTGCTGAGCGTCGTGGTACCAACCTCGAGCTCGTCGCGGTGACGGGCGACCAGGGCGTCGGTGTCGACGAGCTGGCGGTCGCGCCAGTTGCGCTCAATCGCGGCTTGCGCCTCCTCTGTGGGCGGCGGTGGTTCCTTCGTTGCTGGCTGTCCATCGGCGTCCGCACAGATCACACGGCCATTTTCCTGTTCTAGCAGAATGCGGGCGTGTACTTCATCGCTGACGGGGACGCCGTCATCCGGCCAGCCGATCCCGGCCTCGTAGACCTCGCGCAAGGACACGGGGTAGAACACCCGCGCGGAAGGCGAGAAAACATAGCTAGCGCTCATCGACCGAATGCCTCCCAAAGCAAAACCGCCTGGAATTGATACCCGTTTTCCAAAGTTGCACCTGTCGTCGACGGGTTATAGAACGAGGTGCTCGCGTCGGTTCCTGGGTGGAAATTCGCAGTTTGGCCAGCGAACCCGCCCAAGCAGACATTCGGGAACGCGATGGGGAAGGTGATCGCCGCGGTACCATCACCAGGCACAGTCACCCGGCCCCATTGGCGGATGTAACCCGTATCGTTGTCCCTCCACCAACCGCTTGCTCCCAAGGATGCTGTGGCGATGGTGCCGGCTCCGATGTTGCTACGCGCCGTCGTGGCATTGTTCGCCCCAAGGCCGCCTCGAGCCAGCGGCAGGATGCCGGAGGTAATCTGGCTAGCGTCATGGTTATGCCCTGCCGGCGGGAAGGTTGCCGGCTTCCCTGGCAGCGAAGACCAGTTGTACTCCGACTTGGCCACGTAGTTGGCCGGGTTGAAGTTGCCGGAGTCCCATGCCCGGAACCATCCTCCCCAGGTGCCGTTGTATCTGCAGCGCCAGTACAGACCGCCAGCGGCATAGCCACGATAGGTCTGATAGATCATCGAGGAGGTTGGAGCATGCACCGTCAATATGCCGGCCTCGCCCACCGGATAGTTCGCGCCGTTCTGTGCGTTCGCGCTGAACGGTTGATGCCACCAGCCCGACGCAATCATTGAATCCAAGTTGACTCCGCCACCCAGTACGCCATCCGGCGCATGAGCGAACGCCCCTCCCAGATCGCAGCGGGCCCATGCTGACCACTCTCGTTTGGAAGGATCGGTCGTTGCGGGGGAGCCGTAGGCATAACGAACGTACATATCAGCCACGCCGGCATAGCCGGTTGCGATCTGCGTCGCGTTGCCTTCGACGCTCGGGTAGAACATCGTCTGGATGTAGTAGTAGCGGCCAGCCACTGGGCCATTCGCGTGGTTGGTCAGCACAAGCGGAATGACTACCGAGTTGGGATCAACGCTGGTATGCACAGCCGTGGCCAGTCCCTGAGAGACCAACGGCAAGCGCTCAAGATCGAGTCGGCCGGTAGCAGTCTTCGAAGCATCCAACGCAGGAATGTCCGCTGCCGTCAGTCCACCGCCACCGGTAACCAGCCCCTTGGCGTTAACAGTGACTTTGGGGTAGGAGCCGGCATTTACACCCGAGTTCGCCAGCGTGACCGTGATTCCAGCGTTCGCGCTACCGTCGAACGTTGTCGAGCCGCTGGCGTCCCCACCGAGGTAGATCGTACGAGGGGCGGCGAGTTTGACCGCCGTTGCAGCCTGACCAATACCATTGCCGGTACCGCCTCTGGCAGCAGGTAAGATGCCGGAGGTGATTTTTCCGGCATCAAGGGCCGGAATATCACTCGCTACAAGCCCAGTGGCTCCGGTAACCAGTCCTTTGGCGTTCACCGTGACTTTCGCGTAGGTCCCGGCGGTGACGCCGGAGTTGGCCAGCGTCAGGACTCCGTTGACGTTTGTGGCTCCATCGAACCGAGCTGACCACGTTGCATCGCCGCTCGCGCTGAGCGTGATGGGCGCTGCAAGCCGGCTGGCAGTGGCTGCGTTGCCCGTAATCGAGGCCGGTAGTAGCCCGGCCGCGTTCAGCCTGAGCAGCTTGTTCGCAGTCGGGGTAGTGACCGCCTCGCTGGCATGCAGTGCGTCAGTGATGCCGTAGCCGCCCAGCGTGGTCGGGTTGCTGCCGGCGGTGACGATGCCATTGGCATTGACGGTGACCGCACGGTAGGTGCCGGCACCCACGCCGGAGGCTGGCAAGGCGACGACGCGATCCGCAGACAAATCGCCACCGCCGACCAGGCCGTTGCCGGCCAGCACCTTGCGTCCCTTGAAGTCCGCGGCAACCTTCGCCGTCACCCAGTCCTGGGTGGCGTAGACGATGCCGTCGTCGATGATCAGTTCGACGTGCTCCATGCCGGATAGGATGATCTGCACGCGGATGGTCTGGGTGCGCGCGCTCCCGCTCTCGACGCTGGCCTTGAAGCTGGGCGGGCAGTTGGCGACCGCCACGAACTTCCCGTCGGCGTCCTCGAGGCCGATCTCTCGTATCCAGAATCCACCGATGGCCATCGGCAGTACCAGCTCGGCTATCAGTACGTTTGCACTCTGCTCGGAGACAAACAGGCGGTTCAGTTGAGCACGGTAGCGCTGGCGAATCAGCTTGGTCTGAGCGGGCGAGGGGATGGGGTCAGCCGTCTCGCCGGGTGCGCCGCCGGCGTCACCGATGAGCATATGGGTGGGTTGCCACTTCTTCCCGGCTTCGCTCGCTGCGATCAGCGCTGCCGCGCCGATGTCGGTGAGCAGGCCGCCGTACTTGGGAGTCGTCATATCACTGCTTCCAGGGGCTGATTTCCAGGGTGTCGCCGTCGATCGTCGCCAGGCCGTGGCGGGCCAGGATGTCCGGCGTGATGCGCAGGTCCAGGCGGGTCAGGTGTCGGCTGACTGGGCGCACGTCGTCGAGCAGGCGCTCGAGCTCGAGCACGGTCTCCTCGTCGAGACCGTTGTCGCTGACGTCGACGGTGATTTCGAAGGTGCCGGGGACGCCGGCGGGGGTCTGTTGCCACCACTCGAGGATGTCGGTCAGCGAGCCGACGGGTTCGACCACGCGGCGCAGGGCGCTCAAGGTTCCCTTGTGGGAGTGGACGAGGTAGGCATCCCGAATGACCTGGCGCTTCACACGCTCCGGCCAGGTGCTGTCCCAGCGATCGACGGAGAACGCCCAGGCCAGGTACGGCAGAAGGGCGACCGGGCAGGTGCTGGGGTTCCACAGTTGGCGCAATGGGATCGGTACCCGCTCGATCTGCGCCAGGGCTTCGGCGGCCAGGCGCTCCAGCTCGGTGGCGTTGCGTGGGAGCAAGCTGGGCATCACTCATCCCTCAGCGTCAGCGTAATTCCGGTGCAGTAGGGCGCCTGGGCCGGTGTAGCGGCGATGTCCGACCAGTTGCTGAGCGTGACTTTGCGCACGCCTTCTACGTGCAAGGCCGCATGCACCGCCGACTCGGACACCTCCATGCCCAGGCGTCGACGCTGATGGACGTATGCCGTCAAACGGGCCCGGGCGGCATCGAGTATCGGCTCGGATTCCGGGCCGATGGTGGCCAGGTAGAGCGTCGCGTCGACACGGTACTCGAGCACTTGGGCGGACTGGACTGTCAGGCGATCAGCGATGGGGCGACGGTCGGCGTCGTTGAGGTAGGCGTCGACAATGGCCAGCAGGTCCGCCGGGGCGCTGCCGTTGCCCTGGGCGGCCTGTACCGTCACCACGACAACGGCAGGCGATGGGCTGACGGCCGAGGCATCGCCGACGCGGCCGTCGGCGGCGCGGGCGTGGAAGATGTAGCTGTTACGCGGTCCCGCGGTGCTGAGGCCTTCCCAGGCCATCTGCGCCCGCTCGCGCAGGCTATCGTCGGACTCCAGCAGTTCCGGCACGGGCGGCACCTTCGACGGATCTCCAGGCTGGATGACCAAGCGTCTGACGTTGTAGTTCGCGGCGAGCTGGTCGAGGTCTGCGCCCTGGGCGCTGGCCAGCATGTTGGCGAGAGCCGCCTCGTTGACCCGCTGGCGCCAGAGCATTTCGCGGTACGCGTTTTCCTCGAGCAGCTTGGTCAGCGGCTCGGACTCCAGGGCGAGGCGGGCGGTGATTTCCGCCTGCTGATCCTCCGGCCAGAGGCTGATGGCGTAGGCCTTGCGCTCGGCGAGTATCTGCTCGTAGTCCAGCTGCTCCACCGCGTGTGGTGGTGGCAACTGGCTGAGGTCGATGGCGACGAAGTTCGTTGTCATGCGCTGGCGCCCATCTGCAGGGGGATGCTCAGGTTGTGTGGCTCGTTGCTGTCCACCAGGGTGGCGTCAATCTCCATGAGCACCTGGCCGGCCAGGTTCTGGCCGGTGATCTGGACACGGCTCAGGCGGATGCGCGGCTCCCAGCGCATGAGGGCCATGGCGGTGGCGGCATAGACCTGCAGGCGGGTGGTGTCGTTGAACGGAGCATCGATCAGCTCCGGCAACTGGCTGCCGTATTCGCGTCGCATGACGCGGCTACCGATGCGAGTGGTGAGGATGTCGGCGATCGACTGGCAGATGTGTGCCAAGCGGTCGACGGCGCCGCCGGTATGGGCGTTCATTGCGGTTCCCCCGTCGTAGCGCCGCCCGGCATGACGCCGCCGTGGGTATGACCGACCAGGCTGATGCCCTTGGCGATCACGTCGTCGCTCACGGTGACTTTGCCGGTGACGGTCTGGTTGCCGGTCTGGATGTAGTCGCCCTGGTGGGTGATGTCGCCGACGATGCGGATGCCGCCGTCGCTGATGAGCTCGGTGGTACCGCCGGCGGGAAGAACTGCACGCAGGTGGTGGGCGGCGCTGTCGTACTCGATCACCGCGCCGTCACGGTAGGTGGTGCGATGCAGGGCGTCGCGGTCGCCGTTGGGAGGGATCAGGTCACTGAACAAGCCGGTCAGGACCACGCCATTGGCGGTCTGCCCGGATGGGCTGAAGAGCAGAACCTGCTCGTCCAGGGTGGGGGCGTTCCATTCGCGGTCGGCGCCGGCCCGCGGCGATACCCAGGGTAGCCAGCCGGTCAGCAGGTCACCGGTCAACACACGGACGCGCTGCGCGGCATGGTCCACCGCGGCTATAGTGCCGAGGCGGATCAGGTTCTCGATTATGCGGGAGAGGGTGGCAACATTACTCATGTATCGAGGGTGGTCTCTCAGATAATGAGTAGCAATATCTAGTATTTGTGGTTGAGCATGCTACAACACCCCCGGTGATGATTTGGATGATTACTGTTTAGTGAGTCGTTCTATTGTATGGACGAATTTAACAAAGTTATGTAATGAGCTATGGTCTTCTTCGGAGATTCCATCCGGGTCGAAGTGCATTATGTTGTTTCTGATTAAACGAACTTTGTCTAATTCTCTGGTGAATATTTTTTTGTCTATTCTGAGGTTGGCTTTTTTCCAAAGGTCGGGGTTTTCAAATATTCTTATATATTCGCCAAATGTAAGATCGGCCACTGACTCAATGGCTCTAAATTTTTCGGAAGAGTTTACTATGGAGGTGATTTCTCGCTTGGTAAATATCCCATCTATGAGCGAGCGTATGTGGTTTTCTATTTCTGCAAGTAATAGAAATGGCTCGGATATCTGCCTAAATTGGAGGCTTAGGTCAGTGGTTGTAATAATTCCGCTGATACGTTTGTCACTTGATCGAACAAGTACGTATGAGTTCTCAACAATGCGAGGGATTGCTGTAAAAATAGAGTCGGTTATATTTATCTCATTGTGTTCTTTCATATAATCGCTAACAAGTCCAGAGTCCTTTTTTCCAATTATGATCTTGGGAGCAATGCTTTCCCAGCTGATAACACCTTTTACATCTCGTTCGCTAGTCATGACGGGTAGTTGTGAGAAGTCATGACGTAGCATAAGAGTTATTGCTTCGGCGAGTGTGGAGTTAGGCTTAATGCTCGTGATTTTGATGTTGGCTGTAGGCAATCGGCTTACAAGGAAGGCCGGTTCAGAAATTGCCCCGTAAATAAGGTCCGTATTTGAGTGGTCTTTCTCATTAATTTCCGAAGAGGCTGAGAGGTTTATAGTTGGGTGGCCAGCTTGCGATTGTGCTATGGATGGCAGGGAGAGGACCTTATGACTAATAAGCCTAAAGCTGACGGGAGCATCTAATGTTACGAAGTCGAAATGAGGAACGGTTTCGATGCCAGCTTTTGTAAGAAGTGTCCTGATTTTAAATGAAGATGCAAAGGTTCGGCGTTTGTAGCCAAATAGTTCTAGTAAGTCTCTAACTGCTATCTCTTCAACTTTATCTCCTTCCTTTAGTTTTGAGGCTATAGTTTTAAATTTCTCCTTAAGGCTTTCGGTATTCAATCCATGCTTCCTTTTGAAAACCTGCGGGTTAAAGATGTGAGCTTTTTATGGATTCTTTGTTGGGGACGATTTTAAAAGATCTGAAAGCCAACCTTGCTTTATAGACTAAAGCATTTGGATGCTTGCTGTGCACGATTCTTCTTACTTTGCTGATAGACTCTTGGCATAACGGGCCTAATATGACTTCGGCTAGTTCGATGTCTTTGTTTAAGTTAATAAACTGCAGGTTGTTTTCAGTGTTTGTATCCTTTAGATTTATTAGTGCTCGATACTCTTCCTCATAGCTCCAATTGGCCGACTTTGTGTATAGTAATTGTTTTTTTAATTTTTCTGGAAGTCTGCCAGGATCTTCTTCTGTATCTAACCTGTGAAGGATACGATCAGCGCGGTAGCTTACTTTTTTTACTAAGTCGCGTCGCACATTAAATCCTAGGCAGATTCCTCTGTGCCTATCTGCATAGTGACTCCACATGACAGGTTCTCCCCAATCAGCAGAAAAGCAAAGTAAACCGGTCTCTTGACTGGTTCTGTCTTTCCAGTTTCGAACTAAAAGGCGTGCGGAGTATTCTTTGAAGTTTGCTGCTAATAGTTCGAAGGGGTCGTTTAAATCTTGGAAGGTGGATACCTTTAGGCGAGAGTTTTCGATATTATTTAATGCGTGTTCTGTTTTGTTTAAGTTGTATAGCCGTATGGTACCTTGATCCGTTGGCGGAGCCCCGGCAATTGCGCTAGCCATATCGCTCTTGTAGCCAGAAGCTATCCACAGATTTCTTAATGATTCATTTGTAGTCATATGCCTTCCTTGCATCTTGATTTGGTAAGCATAGCGCTATTTTTAAGTCAATAGCTAGTCTGCTGAGATACCTTTCGTTTGATTTTGCTAAGCAACGTATCTCTAATAGTGGCTCGGTCGCTAATAGTTATACCCAAGAGACGGCGTTTTGCGTAACGAATCTTTGGGGAGTTCTGCTCAGCTCGATCAGTCATGCCGTACTGATGTACTTGGGCGATACGAGCTGCCCTGCCGGAGTACGACAAGATGATCGCCTGGGCGTCGCCCTTGGCGCGCAGATAGCGCACCGTGCGCAGCTTCTGGAACATCTTGATCTTGCGCCGAATACGGCCTTGTTTGCCGCGCAGTTCGCGCTTCTTGCGTGGCTCGTAGGCGCTTCCGTCGGGGTTGCGCTGTGCCATTACGCGCTTCTGCTGGCTGCGCCGTAGATCGCGGGCGAGCGAACGCGCGAGGGCAGCACGAGGGCCTGGCTCGAGGGCGCGGAGAATCGGCCCTGCCCAGTCTTCCAGAACCTGGAGGCTGTCAGCCATTGGCCGGGCGCCTGATCTGCGGCGTCTCGAGCATGACGGCCTCGGTAGGCGTCGGCGGCGTCCACTCGGCCAGCAGCTCGCCGTTGGCGAGCATCTGCATCGGCCCATCGACCTCGATGGCCTCGGTGAGCTGGGGCTCTTCCGGGTGACTCACATCGTAGCGGCCATCCTCGCGACGCTTGACGACGACACGCTCGGTCAGTGGCAGGACGATACCGAGGTCGACCTTGCTGCGGTCGAGCATGTCGGCCTCGAAGGTGATGCCGTCCTGCACCTTGGTGAGGTTGGCCAGCAGATCCGACTGGTTCACC